GATCACCGTATCTTCTTGTTTCACCAAATGACGATTGCGACGTTGAAGATAGAATTGAATTTGTGACAGCTGGGCAGAAACAAAAAAGAAAATGACTGCATATTGTTTTTGAATCTTTGCTTGATCTGTAGTAAAATGAAAGGGCTCTTGCATGGGAATTCTCCTTTCGAATGTTGGTTGGCACTTCCATTCTATAGGAGATCCACAAGCAAGGGCTATTTTTATGCTTACTCGATTTTATATAGCACCACGGGTTTCTAAAAAACTGAATGAAAAATCCTTTTGTTCCGCCCTACCAAGGTGCGAAATATGAGTTAGTAACAACTTGACGCGTTCGCTTTTCTTAACGAGATAATACCGCAAAAACAACAATAAAACAAGGCGGAGCGAACCGCCTTTTAGTTGTTAATCTTTCCCATCTCTTTGTTAAAATCCATGACGAGTGGCGCTATACTTCTTCCAACTGAACTTGCTTACAAATAATTTTTAACAACGGCTCTTTATAATCAAAGGTATAGATATGAAAATGGTAAAATTCGCTTGAATTTGCTTCTACATTTTCGAAGAGAATAATAGTGAACAAGCTATCAAAATGGATATCACGCCTTGACATTTCTAGTATCTCTTTTTTTATTTTGTACTCCACATCTAGGCAATCCTTAAAATGCAACGCTAATGTCCTATTTTCCTCCCTATTCTCCTGTGTATCCCAATAATAGTCTATCGTGATAGATAGGTCTAATGGATTATTCCATTTCATATCCGTTATGATACTATCCGTGAAATCAAAATGATCTTTAATTTCTTTATAGTTGTTCGCAATGATCATTTTATTCACCTACTTTCCAAAATAAAAATGCGTCAAATGTATTCGGTAAATAAAAAACAAGGGATTTCACCTTTGTGAAACCCCTTGTCCCTAAAACCTTTTCCCTATTTAACAGTGCCGATGGTGGGAGTCGAACCCACACTCCCGCAAGGGAACACGATTTTGAGTCGTGCTTAAAATGGCACTAAATGGAATATATTTAAAACTACCGATGTATCAATAGTTTTCCTGCAAGATTTTTTCTGATTCAAAAAATTTTCTCATACGACTTTAATTTTTCTTACAATATATCATACATAATTTATCCCCCGTTTTCAATATTAAATTTTATGATAATTCACACGTTAATATCAACAAGCCATTTCTCGTTAAATCCACGTCAACAACTTTCCAAGTTTTACCCATCACATCAAATTTCGTATTTACAGTAAATTTACTTTTATTTGTTTCATTCTCTTGCATCGTCACAATTATTTGTTTATCGGGAACTCTAATAGGCGCAGGATCATCAACTTTGAAGGCGTATTTGTCAGCAATTACAGGAACAGAAATTGATTCAGTCGTGTGGCATTCTTCTATCGGCTCTCCGAAAACATTGTATGATACTATTTCACATACTTTCTGCCCTTCAATAACGATTTCATAATTACAATGTCGCATGAGTGCTTTCTTATAAAGTTTCCCTTCCGTCACATCAGACACAATAAGATAGTTTTTTCTATTGTACACAATCAAATTTCCACGTTGAATGTCGGAAAGAGTATAAATATATTTATCCTCATAATCGCCTATATTTCCATTCTGTACAATACATTTTTTCGGTACATTATCAATTGTTACCGTTTCACCAATTGAATCAAGAAGGAATTGAAAATCGGAATTATTTATTGCAAAAGGATTCATGTATATACCTCCTATTCATACATGACGTTACGCTGGAAGTAACATCATAAAATAAAAAAAAAGGGGAACGAAATTTCATCCCCCTACTGCGTGACTTCCAGTCACTCTGTCATGAATTAAACAACATAAATACGTTTCCTGTTTGCTCTTGTTCATCTGTTTTCATGCTGCGAATTTTTCTTTCGAGTTGGTCAATACGGTTAATAAGATTAGTGTGAAAATCGGCAACAGTCATATCATCAAGTTTGTATACTTTCATAAGAGAAGGATTATTAGCGATTGATTCAAGAATGGATAAAGCAGTTTTGTAAATATTACGTTTATTCGTTGCACTGGAAGGAACATATTCATCATGAGGATTTAAATCATTTTCTTGAAGGTAAACCGCCAATTCATTTTGATCGAGTTTGATTCCTTGTACCTCTAAAAGCAAACGTTGAAGATTAGTCATAATTTATTCTCCTTTCTGTAAACGTAAATATTCATGATTCAAATCAATGACAAATGCTTTCAATGTATCATCAGTTACTAGATGTCCTTGACCGACAAAGCCATATTCGTTTTCGTACCAAGTCGCCGCTTTTTTCAAGTTTATATTGACGCTTAATACTTCCGTACTCTAAAACGAAACCTTTTAAGTAATAATGGTTATAACCGACATAATAACTTAAAGGCGAATACGATATATCTTTCATACTCAACCGCTTTGATTGATATTCATTTAGATAATTAATGATTTTTTGCATGATCTCACGATGTTTCACCTTGTACATAGCGTTGTAATGATATTCGTCCATAAAATTCTGTTCTAACCGCTTTTCAAATTCTTCTCGCCTTCTCTTTTCTAAAATCATTTGAGGATGATGTTTAAAATACTCCATTTTTTCACCTCCCGAAATATCCATCATTTCCTTTCATTTTATTTTGGTGGAATGGGTAATCATAGGCAAAGCGAAAAAATAATCAATAGAAACGAGCAATATTTCATCTATGTTAAAAAAACGTTGATATTTCAATGTTTTTTGATTGTATAGTGAATGTGCGAAAAGTATTGATATATCAACGTTTTTGGAAGGTTGAAAATTAAAAAAATTTTTCGTGGGTGTGTAAAATGACTTGCTGCGGGCAAATTTTGGCAATTAGGGGTGTCTGAAACTGTATTTTCAATTGCCTATATAATGTCAGTTATATAGGCAATTGCTTCCGATAACATGTATTATGTTAACTTTGGTTTATTTTTCCCTAATTTTTACCATATTTTATGCAATTTTTTACATTTTCAAGCCCAATTTTGGACTTGACCGCCTGCCCTGCCCTGCAACCCTTTTTTTTTATTTTTTAATGTTTTTTTGCACTCATTCATAACAATTCATAACAGGTGCGAGCAGGCGGATATAATATTTGTCAACTCAATCCTTTGTCGCATTTACATTTTCATTAAACACAACATCTTGTGTCTTATTATCAACTCCACTACTATATCTAGTGTTATTTTCTTCCTTTAATCTCATCATCTCTTGTTGTACATCATTCACGTACGGATTCTGTTCGATCATCGTTTGCAAACTCAATCCGCCTACTTCACGCAATGCTTTCATGTTCTCAATTACCTCTTTATCACTTGAAGGCAACGCATATTGGAATACAAGCCCTAACGAATCAAATTCATCATCTGTAAACGTTACGCCTTTATACGCTAATAACTTCCGTACTCTCTCAAAACGTTGCTCAATACCTTCTCTTATATACTGTTCATTCTGCCCTGCTTTCATTAACGCCATTTGATACAAGATTCTAACTGCTTCTGTACTCACATTACTAATATCTGTTCTTCCTACTGCAATAGCAGGCAAATGTGCTACTGTATATAAAGCATTTAACAATGTTTCATACAACGTATCAAATGCATTTGAATCAAACTTATTACTTACAAATTCAAATGTTGCTCCATCATCTAAATTCAATCCAGCCCCAATAACATCAACTGACAATCCTTGACCTTTTAACTCTTGCCCTGTGATTACCGGAATACCTGTAATGTATTTATAATATGCATCAGTTGCTTTTGAAATTAAATCCTCCAAATTGTCAAGAATACTTATCCAATTCTCTATTTCACTTTTTCCCTCGTTTTCATTTACTTCATTTGTTGTTTTATAAATGATCGGCAATCCACTTAAATTCGCATATCTTCCTGTTAATCTTAATTGACCGCCTTTGTTATTGTAAGTTTCTACAACATCCTCACTATACACAACATAATAATCAATCCCATCAACCATGTACGCCTGTATAAATGCGATCATTTCATTCTCATCATTCCAAACTGGATACCCTTCACTAGCGTCAATGAGTTTCGATTTAATTGTTTTATTATTCTCAAGGTAAACATACTCAAACACTTGCCCATATTTCAACATCTTATCAAGAATCCGATAATTCAACCGATCATATTTCCCTTGACGATTTATTTTTTGATATTCTTTTACAATACGCTCTTTACCCGTGATCGTTACTGGATTTTGCAGCAAGAATGATGTTTGAAAATTAAGCAACGTCAACGCATGATTCAAAACAATTTTTCGCGATACATACTCCTTCCCGCCAAACTTTTCATTGGGTTTTTGTAAGATTCGATGTTGCCCATTTAAATAATCCTTTAGGTTTAACACATTCATTACTCTTTGTTGATTCGATACACTCTGCACTTCTTCAATAAACCATTCTGAACGCCCTTCATGATACTCTTTTATATATTGTTGAAGATTCATTTAGAAATTCCCCCTTTTAAGAAAATAAAAAATGACTCCGTAAAGTTAGGAGTCATCAATAGAGTAATCGAAAATGACGCTTTGCAACTCTGTTTTGACTTTGACATATTGTTATCATCAAATATCTACATAGTACTTGGACTGTTTAAGTGCTTGGCACGCCATAGCAACGCTGATAACCATATCATCGAAATTTGATTTTCCTTTCTTATTGCCCATTCGTCCTTTTGAATCTTCTTGATATATCTTCATTTCTTCTAACGTCCGTACACATTCAATGTTAATCATGCCAAGTTCAAACATCTCTTTCATGTCGCTTATAATTATTCCTTTTGTAACATTTGTCGTTTGGAAACCTAACTGCATTTTACGTTTACCTCTTTGGTCAAACACCTTTTGTTTCAGTAAGTTCATATATTCATAATCTTTCCGTAAACGTTCCAGTAAAGGAAGCCCGTATGAGTTCCTTTCAACACAAATAAACGCATAATTAAAAAATCTACCTAAACTATCTACTATTTCTGCAAAACGATAAACAGGAATATCATTCGCATAGAATGAAGCGACTTGCTGCCCATCAGCATCAAATATACTCATCGTTGAATAGTCGCCACCTTGACCACTGGCAACGTCTACACCTGCATAATGTCTTACTTTTGGTTTAGGTAAATGATAGATGAATAGATTTTTATTTATGTATTGTCTTAAAACATCGGGCAATATGTCATAAACCTCTTTTGTCTCAAGTGGCGGTATGACATGATGAAGTCGTTCAATAATCTTTGCAGTATCAAAGATTGCTTTATTTGTTTCCATGAACGCTTCATCGGGAGTTGTTGGAAACTCACGTCTAAACTTTTCAAGAGAATTTGTTTGTATGTAATAACGTCTAAACATCAATTGTCTATATGTAGCACTGTATTTATCTCTTAAAATCTTTTCATCATGCTCTAAATCCTCATATGTCATTCGTCTACCGTGATTATTTGCACGAAACCATGCTTCGCTTTCGTCAAATGTATGGCGGAATTGTTTCTCATACGCCTTTGCTAACCATGAATAGAAATGTGCCTTCCAAACACTTTCTTTATCTCTCCACGCCTTCATGAACATTTCTTGGTAAGTGTTGTAGCCGTATGCTGTGGACTCAATAATGATTGCACTGGATTCATTCTTTGCAAGCGCAGGGATACATGTTGCAATGATTTCGTCTTGTACATCGGCAGGGTATTTAGCCATTTCAGAAAGGTGTATCATTTGGAATGAATTTCCTGAAATGGCATCTTCTCCTTGTGCTGTCGCGATGATGATTCGACTACCATTGTCGAGATAGAGTTCTTCTCTATTGTTCAAAAGTGTTTTAGGAAATAAATTCGTATACTTATCATGAGGAAGATTTTTGTACATCTTTTTCAATTTGACAAATAAACTCTTTGAAACACTTGCATGATGAGTCATGATAATATAGTTTGTGTCGGGCTTAGTACATGCGCTATATAGCATATATGCAAGTGAAAGCGTTGTGAATCCGATCTGTCGCCCTTTCAGAATGATGTTATATTTTGACATCTCATTCATAAACTGTTCTTGCTCAGGATTCAAAACAAAAGGCACTGTATCCCCGTTATTGTCGACTATCTTAATGAAATTGCGTGAGAACAATTTAAAATCGTTCATAATAATCTGCAATTTCTGCTCTTTCGTTAATCGTTTAGCCAATCAATCTCACCTCCTGTGACACTTCTTAAAATAGAAATTTTATTTGTATAGATTTTTTAATCTAAATTTATTCTTCCTCACACACACTCTAAAACCACGCTACCTAAACAAAAAATCGTTACCCGCCTTTGGGTAATGAAGTTGGGTAACGATGGGTAACGATTGGGTAATCATCGGGTAACAATGTTGGGTAATGTGAGAAACTTATATTAATATAAAAAGGTATTGCCAACTATTGCGATACCTTTCTCACATATGAGTAACCCCCCTACGCAAAATCTGCGTATCTTCTAAAACCGACATACTGTCTGTTTTAAATCTCTAAATCATCATCCTCATCTTCTTGTACTTCATCTTGTTTTTTATTATTTGTCCGATTCATCGACTTTTGAAGTTGTGCCATATCTTTATGTATTTGAAGAAACAATTTAACCGCCTTTTCGTCACCTTGTTTTGCTTTTTCTGAAACAACATCATACACAGTTTCAAGGTCTCGTTGCATCTTGAGTTTCATATACAACATCACTAGCATTGCAGTAATTAAATCTGATGATTCAAAATACTAAGAATGTTCAATTTTTTATTGATTTCGAAACAAAAAAATCCTTTACAATGGAAGTACAGGTGGTTCCTGTCCAAATCCAATCGTAAAGGATAACTGTTATGGACAAGAATACACTAATTTCATCATTTGGTAAATGGGTTTCACCCATAAATATTCAAAAACTTAGCGAACAAGTCAAAGAATTGAAACAGGACTATTACACAAAAAAGCTGACAACAGAAGCCTATATTAAATTTTTATTGGTAGCCCAACTGCTCGAATTTAAGAGCTTAGAGGAAATGAGTGATGCACTTGTAGACGAAGATCTTCAAAAAGCACTCGGATTTGAATCGATAAGTGCCTCTCAGCTATCCCGAAAAAACAATCAGATCAACCCACTAATTCTTGCAAATTTGTTCTTGGATCTTGTTTGGAAAAT